GTCCACCTTCCCAGCCTCTCAGGATACGCCCTATTTTGCCCCCAGAAGCCTCTGTAAAGGCTGATTGACCTGCTCTGTGAGTGTGACCACATATAACACTAATGCCATGCCTACGAGCCGCCTCAAGGGCTGTAAGACCAGGTTGAGGCTTAATGCTCTGCTCATCCCCATGAACTGCCACAATGCCTCTAGCAATGGCGTAGGGCTTCTTATGATAGGTAATGCCTAGTTCATCGAGCTTCATGAACTTCTCAAAGCGCAACTCAGGCAATGCCAAGAAGGCTGGAATCTTCTTCATGATGACATTGTAAAGACGGTCTGTGTGATTGCTACGGATCATGTGAGCATCTTTAGTGTGCTCAACTAATGACCAAAGAACTTCGACTGCTTCATCTCTGTCGGCAGCTAGTGTTTGTTCGTACCATCCTGGAGTGTTTTCTGTCCATCGGGAAATCTGTGGTAAGTCGATTTCATCGCCGAGAGTGACGACAGAATCGGGGCGTACAGCTTTAATATACGCTGCAACATTTTTTACTGCTACTGGATCGTGATAGGGAACTTGTAAGTCTGGAACTACAACAGTTCTTTTCATTCATCCTCATCGTCATACCAGTCTGGCTCTGGGATATTTGGGTTAATAGGCGATGGAAGTATCCAGTTAGGATAAGCCTGAGGTTCAGTAACTATGCCAAGTGCCAAATCAACTGGGAAGCCTGCTCTGCGTAATGCACGATACATTTCATGTACGCCAATAGCCCACGCATCTAACTTGGAATAGCCTTCATCCACTAGCTTCTTAGTTGCTTTTCTTGCCATGTGTAAATTGTCACCTCTCCAATAAAGAAATGATTGTTTCGACACGCCCTTCAAGTCGATTCAATCTGTCATTCATTGACGAACCACCATTAGGTTTTAGTTCATTCAAGTAATGCTTCACTAGCCAGCGGATTGATCCTGCAAAGGCTGTGACGATTGAGATAACTGCAACTGCTAGAGCCGCCCAGTTAAGGGCAGTCATTACTTCTGAATGCCTAAACCTGAGTCGTTAGGATTTAACCAACGAATGATTGGCGGCAAGCATGATGAAAGTCCAGCAGCGATTAACGCCTTTGGCTCTGTCACACCAGCTGCTGCTAATGAGAGAACTGCTACTAAGAATGCTCTAGCCCATGAGCCTGCTGCTGTTTTTAGGTCATTCATTTGTTGCTCCTAGCATCGGGATATCAAACCAGCTACCGTTTTGGTCGCCTTCTTTAGTAAAACTAATATGGATGTGATGATCGTGGCGGTTAATCCCATCGTAAGGACGCCAACGCCAAGACTTCTTAGCTGATGCGATTTTGCCTGCATAGATAACATATGAGATTCGCTTATCTCCTGCTTTGGCGCACTCGCGTATTTGGTCGGCAAGATAAGCACCTGTGCTGGGGCGTGAGTCGAAGTCCTTATCCACATCAATAGCCCTGACGATTCCGTTAGACGAATCGGGATTGTGGTCACTCTTACGATTGGAGTGCTTGGCATCGCCTATCCAACCATCGGACTTTCTATCGCGGTCAGGAAAGGAATCATCAATCTGCTCACGAAGTTGTTGCCCTGCCTTACAGAGTAGAGGCTTCATTTTGAGCAATCATTTCATCATAAGTAGATTTAAGCATTGAGGTAAATTCCTCGTTGCCGTGGTCAATGATGGCGTGTTCATTACCATCTACATCTGTTACAAATTTTACATTATCCATTTTTATAACTCCGCACTAAATCCGAGATAAGCCGATGATGAACTATTCGCAGCAATATCGCCAGGTCTGTAAGCAGTTAAACCTGATGCAACTCCAACATTCAATTTAAATGTAATTTTATTACATTCGCCACCTATCGTTAAAGAAGTAATTGGAAAATTACTAGCACCATCTGTAACCTTTAGCGTTGAGTAATCTACAGAGGTTGGAACAACTCGCATTTCAACAGGTGCTTGTAATAAACCAACAAAATCTGTTGTCGTATTTCTAGCGTGACCATTTCCAACATACGCATTACCTGCTGCGTTTGCAGTTTGTCTAAAATAATACCTTTGGCAAGCAGCCAATTCACCTTGAATAGTTCCTGTTGCAGTTTGGAAGGCTGTGGCTGTTGAGCCTTGTTCTAATTGAACGCCCCAAATATCTGTTGTTTGTGTTGCACCAGGCAAAAGGATAATTGCTGCAAGATAACTACCTGCTCCAATAGTTTTGCCTGAAATTGAGTCTAAAGTAAAAGTGGCTGTCAAGCGTGTCCAAGAAGTTGTTGCATTACCTATTGAAATTGCACTAGATGTAACAGTTGTGCTACCACCTGAACCAAAGTTTTGTTGCCAATAAAAAGTAATTGCTCTAGTTGCATCTGATTTGACCCAAAATGAAACGGTTACTGCTTGACCAGCGAGTGTTCGCACATCTTCAATTCTTTGGCGAGCCCCAAAAGAGGTAGCACCACCTAGAGAAGTTACATTGTAACGAAGATAATACTGTGGGTCGTAGCCTGTAATTGCCGCAGGTGTAGCAGCCTGTTGGCTCACTGTAAAAGTTGGTGAACCATCGCGAGATACTTTCCATCGGTCTGCTGAAGAATATGTATCATCTGAAGGACTGCTAAAAGATGTACCGCGCTGCCACACACTAAAGTCACCATTGATAATTTTGTTCTTACCAGCAGCGTAAGCAACGCTAGAACCGAGAAGGTTAAGTGTTCCATTGGTGTCGTTAATATCCGATGCGGAATAGACATCTCCATCCGCATAAGTCGTTTTCATTGGCCAGCCTGTTGCCATTAGCACACCTCTTTCATAGGGTCAATTCTAGTACATAACATCGAGTAAAGGCTCCTGGGTCGCTAGTGTGGTACTCCATGTGTTAGGGGTTATGTTGTGAGCAATTCCCTGCACTTGGAGTTTCTTATTGATAGTTGATCCACCAGGTTGCTCGTTAGTGATGTCTACTGTGTTAAAGAAGTCAAGGCTTAGAGCTGCTGTGATGCCTGCTGAATATGATGGTGTCATTAAATCTAGGGTAATTGTTTCAATGCGGATAGAAGTTTCTTTACGAGAATCGACATAGGCCGTTGCAAGGCTTAGGGCTACTGGGTCTGTCTGCATGAGCATGTCTGTAGCTGTGATAGATCGTGTGAAGTATTGAGCAATCGATGTGGCATCTGAATAAGTCTGTGCTGTGCCACCGATTCGGGTCACAGTTGCTTTGTTCACGATTGTCTTGTCATCGAGTGCAAAGGTAATTCCTGCATAACTAATGCCACCAGTTTGATTAAATACTGTGGGAGAAGCAGCCTGTGCATCATAGACATATTGGCGACCCTTAAAGGTTGCTACGCCATTTTCATCGATGTAGAACGCGCCCTGTTCTGTGAACTCAGCAGTCTGTATTGCTTCTAGGACTGTGCGTGTTGTGCCAGGGTCTGCCACGCAAGTTGTAGCACCTGTGCCAATGCTGGTAAATGCAGGTGGCCAGGCAATCATTGTCAAGATAGATTGAACGCGCTGAGCAGTTGTCTGCCCTGCTATGCCACCTGTAACGGTTGTGACATTGGAGTTATACATTAAGCGGAATGCGTCATAACAAATAAAGGTCACATAGCCTGTTTCTTGACCCGTTGGATAGGTGTAGCGATATTCGGTGATATAACCGCCAAATAAGCCATAAGTAACTCCGCCATAGATAGCAGATGCCTGTATCTTCCTAAGTGGCTGTAATAGCCCGAAATAGGGGCTAGAAGTGTTCTGTGGGTTGAAGTCACCGTTTGGATCAACAACTCTGATAGTTGCCTGACCAGACTCGTAATTATCTTGCAGAAGGTTGCGCCCTCTACGAGTCGAGATGTTTGTGGTCTGAGCAGAAACATCGACAATGACAGGGATGGCAGAAGCTAGTTCAGCAAAGCCCAGTTGTGAAGTACCCAAGATAAACGGATTACCGAATGAAGCTCCGCCCGATAGATTTATCTTGACAACAAGGGTTGCTGGTAATGCCATTATCTGTACGCAGTCGTATAGGAGATTGGGATTCCAGAAGCCTGATTATTGTAAATACCCTGAGTGATGGCATTGACTAGATCGCGTTCGGTAGTAACGGAGCCTTGCACATTTACTGAAATGTTGGTTGTGCGAGATTCAGCAGCTCTAAATGTTCCAGCACCAAAGTCCATAGACAAGGCTGTGTTAGGAATGCCACCAGATACA